GCAGAATCCTGTAGGGCTGTTTCGGTACGTTCTCTTATCTGCTTTCGGTTCATTCTTGGTCAAGGTCAATCACCTCATGACGCTCAATTGCACCGTCTAAATCTTCCTTAGTTATTGGCTCAGATGCATCATCAAACTCGACACCTGCCTTCTGCCCAGTCTTAGGCCACTTTTTAACTGTAAAATTAAATCGTCTGTTAGACCTTGGTGTAAGACCTTGTGACAAATCCTTCTGGAAGTAATCGGTAGTAATAGCATCATTCAGTATGTTCATATGTTGAAGAGGTACAATTCTATCTGTTCCTCTTGGTATAACTATTGTCCAATCTCCATGTGTCACTGGTACTGGCCCCATCTCAGTATTGTCTTTACCATAATCAATATTAATTACAGCGTGACCTTCTGGAACAGCTTCTCCCTTCTTCCATTCGGCTGCCATCTTCATACCATTAGGCAGGACTACAAAACGGCCCTCACCTGCTGGTGCATAACTAGAATCCCTTGTTTGTTTAGGTAAACTTTCTGTTGGTAGTAAACCACCTGCTATGGACATATTTCTCCTTAAATCTCCGTTGTTAAAATGTGGGTGACCTGAGCCACCCACTACTGAATTACACTATTAAGCTAGTGCTGCCTGAGTCCAAACAATGTTGGCATCAAAAACATATTCAACCCACCAATGGAATGCTCCGGCTGTCTGAGCATCTCCAAGAATAAGATCACCAACTACTGGAACAACCTTTTCTCCTGAAGAAGACCAAGATGCCGTAGTACTTGGTGCATAAGTATATGTCGCAGAACTGGTCATTGTGGGTGGTTTACCCATAATCTCTACACCAGCATTACCTTCTGGGCCAGAGAATCCTGCGGCCTCAATATTGACTGCCGTACAATATGCATCAACATCGGCTGCTGCTGCTACGTTTACCATACCTGTATCAGTTTGGAGCGTACCTAGAGCATGACCAATTGTAAATGTATTTGCACCGCTTGTTGCATTTGCCGCATCACTTACTGCAACGCCAAATCCACATACCCTTGCTTCCAAAGGAATGAAAAGAACACGCTGATAAGTGGCCGCTGCCCATGTTGAACCGTCTGCAAAATTGACAAAGTCAATCTTTGACATCTGTTTGGCACTCGTTATTTTAGTTTTTAAAGAGTCCATAAATTTTCCTTATTTAATTGTGAAGCCCCTCCCATTAGAAGGGGCTATAGTTTATGAAAGTTTAGTACAGGCTACTTCCAATCTGTACATCCACAAATCTTGAAGGATAATACAGGAATAGAACGTATCCCACGCAACCGTACCACGCTGTCCTAGTGGATCACCGGGGCCGGGTTTCGGCATTACAACCTTTGAGCGGAGTGAATCCATTCCACCTAAAGTTGCACATCCAATTGCATCCTGTGCAAAAATCAGTACAGGATAAACATCGCAACGAGTTCCAGTTGTGGAGATACAGTTTGCAACACCATTGGTATCACCTGCATCCTTAAATGGAACTGCTTGAGTTGTAGTGATAAAGCGTACTCCTTCTACGCCACCAATCTCACCCTCAATTGCATCGCCTTGATCAGAGTACTTCTCTACGGCTACAAAGCCCGGAAGTTGCTGAATATCCTGCTGTAAATCAGGATGGCAAATCGCAACATACGATTCACGGATTGGCTCTGTAGCAACGCCAACGGATGCCTTTAGCTTATTCTTTAACTTAATCGCATCGTTGTTCTGAAGAGCACGGATTGCTGTTTGAAGTGGGGACAACACCTGAGTCCCTGCAGAGGGATCATTAAGTGTTGGTGCAATTCCACCAATGGTGAAATCAACATCTGTACGTGCAGATGCAGATGTTCCTACATACTTCACTGATGTCCCTGCACGAAAGACCTTGAAACTGAGGAAGTCGATTGTCTCGCCAGCCTGAGTTGCCTGTCTCTCGCTAATAATTTTTAGCACTGGATCGGCAGCAGCCGCAAGCTGGACATCCGTGGTATTCACGTAAGATCCATACTGTTTCAAGGTATGCATGAGCGTAGTATGCTCAAGGCTTGAAAAATCCGGTGTAACACCTTCGGCAATAGGCGTATCAACGATTGGGAAACGCTCATACCTGCGGTGTCTAATTTCTAACCCCTGCTTCTGGGGCTTGGTTTCTTTCTGTGCGAATTTCGCAAATGTCAGCAATCGTTTAGCGATTGGTAACATTTTCTTCTGGATAGTAAAGGCATCATTCTTACTTAAATCACCATAAGAAGAGCCACTAATTGTTCCAGTTCCTCCATATGCAGCCATAATTAACTCCTATAATATTGTTATTCGGGAATGGCTTCCCATAATTCATCATCGGACAAGTTGTCCATGTTTTTGCTCTTCACGGGTGCGGAATTACCTAAAAGACCAGTCGCTGCTGCTCTCTTAGCCTGTCGCTTGGTACTCGCTTTAGCTTGTTTGACTTCTTCTTCAGGAGGTCTCCACTCTGATTCACCTACTTCGGTGGAAAGGAATAGTTGCATAACGGAGGCATGATCGATTGGGTCGGTTGACTCAGTCATCATTTTTGTCATGGCTGGACTACCTAAGACAAATGCCTGAAAATCAGGATCTTTATCTATATCTCTGTAATCCTCACCTACATTCTCATTCATGTAATTCTCATGATACTGTAGGAAGTTCTGATATTGTTGTTTTTGTGATTGGTCTTCTAAGTTCTTTAACCGCTGTTGAGCCTGTATGGTAGCTTCATGAAGGGATGTACCCTGCTTCGCCATCTCATGCTGAATCATCTTGCGGAATGTAGAAGACAGTTCACTAAACTCCTCCATTGTCTGCTTATCCTCCTTGTCAAAGAAGGCATCTGCATCAGTAGGATCTACTTGGGGTGCTTCCGATTCTGGAAGTCCCTTCCTGACTCTATCTAATGCCTGTTCACGTTCAACATCTCTGAGTCGTAACTCATTGACCTCTTCACGCATCCTAGCAGAATCTTCATTCCTTTTATGAAACTCCTTCTCTAAGTCCCTGTAACGAGCTTCATAATCATGCTGTGGTTCTTCAGGCTCTTCATCGTCTTCGGTCTCATCTTCATCTTCATCTTCAGGCTCCTCTTCTTCTTCTTCTTCTTGAGGGGTACCCTCTGATTGAGAATCTCCTTCGGCTTCTTCGTCCTGACTCCAAAGTTCTTCGTCTAAGGCTTCTGAATCTTCAACTTCTTCAAATTCTTCTTCCTCTTCTTGTACCTCTTCTTCTGACATATAACTCCTTCCAATGTCCCGATTAAACGGATTGGTTAAATATTGGCCCTTTCCTTACGGTGTAAAGGCTGTTCTTATTTTGGTTCAGCAATATCAAGCATTTCCTGCCATGCTTGTATTTTGCCGATAGATACATTATGCCTTGAAACTGACTCTTGGTCAACTAATTGTTTCGATTTAATTATATCATATGCATCTTTTATTCTTTTTTCAATCATTTCCTTGTAAAGCTGCCAGCCCGGAGACTGACTTAACATTGCTAAAACATCATTGCGGGGCATTTTCTGCGAACTCCCTTCGTCTTATATCTTGTGCAGATGGGCCTCCCTGTAACCTATCTTGTGCTGGCCCTGCCTGTGTTGGGTCTTCAGGCATTCCTCCGGGGGCTGGTTGTTGTTCCTGTCCCATTTCCGGTTGTTGTTGTTGCTGTTGTTCCACTTGTTGCCTAACTACCTGATCTTCTTGATCTTGCATATTCTCCTGTTGCTGTATCATCTGTTCTCTTTCATTTTCAAGCTGTTCTCTCAGTAGTACACTGTTATCTTCCAGATTTGCTGGATTTAATACGTTACCCTGCTTAATCAGTTCAAGTCTCTCCTGCATCTCCAGCTTACGCTGATCCTCTGATACATTCTGCTTCTCTTCCAGTAAAATCTTATTCTGCTCTAAGGCCATAGAAGCCTGAGTCTGTTGCTGTATTTGTTGCTGTTGAAACTGGGCTTGCTGTTGTGCTTGCTGTTGTGCAGCCTGTTGTGCTGCCTGAGCTTGGGCCTGTACCTGTTGCTGTTGTGCCTGTTGTTGGGCTTGCATCTCCTGCGTAACTTCCTGTTCTGTCTTTACAACCTTATCTGGCTCCATATTAAAAGCACGTAAGAGTGGTCTTGTAAATGCCTCCTGTTTAAGGTACTGCTTTATCTCTGGCATCTGTCCCACAACTTGTAGAAAATTAATTAACTGGGTATTATGTACTTCCTTTGCAACATACTGCTCGTATCCTGTTGATATTGCCTCATAGTCACCCTTAATGGATGCATCCATAGAGTCTACCATCAGCCACCTGTATACTGCACCAATATTCTTGGTGATCATGCCTGAGACTGACCTGACTACATCTGCAGTCTGTCTGTTTGCGTTGGAATTGAGGATGGACATCCCTGTGGCAGTCTTGGTCTGTGCTGGTGACATATCTCCATAACCTATGCTCGTCTGTCCTGAGTCTAGGTCTGCTTCACGCTCAAGCTGTTGTATTACTTGAAGTAGTCCGTTTGTTGCATCTGGGATTTGTACTGAGGAAAAGGAGTCTCTGACTGAAGCTCCGGGTTTTACACGGAACTGTTTACCCGGATATATCTGTTCTGTGTCTGTACCCGGTTCAAATGCATTTGGATCTATAACTGTCAATGGGGCCGCTGATAAGGACTTGCCCTCTACCATCATTGCATATGAAAAGTTTAATATTGCCTGTGCATCTCTTATTGCATAGTAAATGCCATCACCCCATATTGACTCTGGATTCTTCTGCCAGTTGCAAAAATGGAACGGTAAGGTGTCGTCAAAAGGATTTTCTGCAATCTTAACTACCTTATCACCTATAGCAGTAATCACAACAGGGATGGCATCTGGAATATCCTCTGAGTCAATTGGTAAATGAGGTGCTAAATCCTGACCATCTAAACGGCCCCAAAACTCTAAAACCTCAAACTTCTTTAGTCTTGTTGCTGAGGTTTCGTTGTACTTCTTGGGGTGTTCACTGTCGTCCCACCCGTGGGCAAGACCGATTTCTTCTTTAATAACTTCCTCAAGTGCCCCCGGAATAAAGCCCTCTGCTGTCTTTGCGAGCTTTCTGAGTTGTATTTTGCTAAGGAATGACCTCTGTATAACATAGTCTGCATCTTCTGCATTGATTGCCTCTGGAGATGGAAACACATTCCAGATACTGACAAACTTGCATGTTGGCATTAATTCTTGTTCAAGGAACGACTCAACTGCGACCATATCGTCTGGAGTCGTAACCGTAGTGTAGACAGGAAAATTTTTATATTCAAGGGAAATTCCCTTAGTACATCCCGTACCGTACAAACACATTTCGTGTATAGCGTGTTGAACTTGTTCATTATAGTTTGTCCTTTCAAGTATGTCCCTAATTTTGAATTCCATCTGCTTAGAGCGTTCAAGAATCGCATCCTCAAGCATGTCAGGTCTGTCTGGTGGTGCCTGTATATCTGGAGGGAAGAACCTTGGTTTACGTGAGGGGGTAATACTAAATGGTACCTTCCCGTCCTCAAATAGTAGCGTGTTAATCTTAATCTTCGCTGAATTAACCTTACGCCTAGTCTGATTAACAAATATACCCCTTTCGCTTGCCAATTCATGTGCCTTCGATATCTTTGAAGGGTACTTTCCTCTGTACGCATCATAAGCCTCCAACCAATGTTGTTCGTGGTCTCTGCGGTAATCCCTTGCCTCTTCAAACTTCTCTTGTATTACCTTGGCAAAGTCATCTACTTCTGCTTCTACCACCTTAACTTCAGCAACGGCAACGACCCCTGATTCTGGGTCTTCCATTACCTCACTTAATTCATTTTTTGCCATTTATTACTCTTTAATTAAATAGAACAGGTTCCCCTCTGTCATAATACTTCCAACCACCGGGACATGGACGAGCCTTATACCGTTTAGCATACTCCTTGTCCACATAAACACCAGCCTCTCCTTCACACTCAGCAAAGAATGGGGTCATACCGGGAGGCCAGCTAATTTCACTGGAACAGGACACAGAGAATCCTACTAAAACCATTAATATTAACAACCGCAACACTTATTCTGAGTCCTTTTCGTCTAGGTTTATGTCTATAATATCACCATTTTCCATAGTAAGTATATAATTTTTCTTGTTTTCAAGCTGTTCAGATAGGTTTTCTGCTATCTTCCCAAGTGAAACGCATAGTGATTGGATTAATAGAAAACCTAGCTCTTCTCCAAGATTGTCACAGGCTACATCAGTCATATCCTCAAGTAGCGGTTGTAGTTCCTCAATGAACCTGTCTTCATTTGGTATAATACCCCTACCAAAATCAGCCTGAACTATGTTACTCATAACTGAGATGGTTGATAAAACTTCAATTCTGGTTTCCAATGTCTCCTATTCATTGACTTAGTCCATTCTGGTGCTGCTGGAAACATCTTACACCCAAAACACGCAATTGCTAAAGCCATTACACAGTCATCATGTGATCCTGCTTGAGCTGCCATCCTTCCGTTGGGAAAATTAACAAAAGTCTGTAGCTCATCCAGAATTTTGGGACTCCTGACATTGATCTCATCCTCCCTGATTAACTCCTTTAAGTAGTCAATAATCAGAGGTTTGGACTTTACTGTGGTATGAAAACCTAGTTTACGTGCTGAACGACTTGATCTCTCATCTAGTATCTTCTCTGAGTATATGTCTGGATATACATGTACATCAGAGAGGAACTTCAGAGTCACAAGTCCATGATTGTTTCTTTCTACAAGTAGTTTTGCATTATTGTACCATTTACCTAAACTTGCAAGTTGCCATGCAAATAAATCTGGATCTATCTTAACTCGTATCATTGCAACTTCTTCCATTGTTGTTGCATTTAATACAATACCTACACTCCAGTCTGTGTCCCTGCCTACATCTATACCCTCAGATACATCTGCTCCTATCCTGTACTCCCTATTAGGAACAGGTCTCTCCCATATCTGGAGTTCTCCTTCATCCATTGCCTCTATTATATACTTCTCCCCACCCTTTTCCTTCCATGCCTGTACTGGAATATGGAATCCTTCTGATGGTCTTTCTCTCTGAAGTCTTTGAGATTCTAAAACAAGTTTACTTAATACATCAGTATCAAAAACACCACGCCCCGTGGTTACGAATGCTTCACGGGCATTCGTTGGGAACTCCTGATGGAACTTCCTGAGATCATTCTGGCACTGGGTCTTGATACACTGCCTACGCCAGTTCAGGTTCTCTAGTGTAACCTCAAACTTCTTTACCTCTTCTCCTATATCATACTCACAGGATATACCTAGTAATGACTGCTCTGATTCTCCTCCATACCTCTTATCTTGTCCTAACTCCTTCTTAAACTTCTCCTTTTCTTCCTCTGAACTAAATGGTGTACTGTAGTGGCTGTATATATACCACGGAAAAAAGACACTCTCCCATCCTGAGTTTCCTTCTGCTGCATCCCAGTACATATCATGGAATACACCACCAACACCCTGTGCAGTAGATTCTATTACCGCCTCCGTGTTAAAACCTTGAACTACACAGTTTAATAATCCTAATAGATAATCTTCCCCTCCTGCTGTCCAAGATGCTACCTCACTACAGTGTAGGTAGTCTATCTTACTACCACGTACTTCTCTACCGCCTACAGTTGATAGGGAGTATGACGAATTAAGGCCGCCCTCCTCGCTACCCCAGTGTAAGTCTCTCCTTCCGCTGTATTTAAGTTGTGGTTTTACCTCTGTAGGAAGGTTCTGTTCCATTGTACGTGTCATGGCAAACATGACATCTGTAGCCGCCTTACTATGGGTGG